TTGAGAAATATTGGTCCTGGGTATGTTATTCAAATGGCTGGCTTGTTGGCGATGTTCTTTATATTCGGGACCCACAATTGGAAGATGGGACAATTGCGACGACACCAAGTCCAGCTCCAGAGGATAACCGTCAGTACACAGAAACCAAGATTGCCTCCTATTTTCAAACAGTGGAAGGACGTTTTTCAGAAATCATGCAGGCAGTCAATGGCAAAACCAGCAGCAGTGACTTTCAAAAGGTTCAGGAAACAGTTAATCTGTACTCACGGCTCATTGGCTCAAAGGAAGACAGTGTCAAACATAACTTGGCCCAGATTGTTCTGACAGATTCTTCCTATGTGACCAAGGTGACGGATTTGACCCAGAAAGTTTCTACTGTTCAAACTCAGCTCGCAAACAGTTGGTCAGTTCAGCATTTGACTTCAAGTGGGGCAGTACTAAACAGTTTGAATCTATTAGCGAATGGAGTAAATCATATCCATGGTAGACTCACTCATATCACAGGACAAACTTTAATTGACCATGCTGTGATTAAATCTGCCATGGTGGATAAGTTAAAGACAGCCAACTTTGAATCGGGATCAGTCACAACTGCAATCTTAAGTGCAGAAGCAGTAACGGCTGAGAAACTGAAAGTAGATGATGCCTTGTTTAACAAGCTATCTGCGACCGAAGCTTATCTGAGGAAGCTTTTCTCAAAGCAAGCCTTCATCAGCCAGGTGCAGTCGGTAACCTTATCTGCGAACAAAATATCAGGTGGTATCCTAACAGCTATTAACCGAGCTATGGAAATTAGTCTCAATGCTGGTCAGATTTTGTATTATACAGACCAAGCTGCCTTGAAACGAGTTCTGACTGGTTATCCAACCCAGTTTATTAAGTTTGCGACAGGGAATGTCGATGGCAAAGGAAGAGCGGGTGTAACTGTTATTGGCTCAAATCGTTATGGCACTGAAAGCTCCAATGATAGTGGCTTTGTCGGTATTCGAGCTTGGAATGGGTACAATGTCGATTCACTTGATCTGGTTGGGGATGAATTATCTTTTGCCAGTTCTGCCTATGATAATAAAGACGGTTGGGTTATGACCACAACAGGAAAGCTCCAACTGCGCCCGAGCAGGAAACAGGACAGAAGGGATTCAACCATTAATACAGGCGATGTTTGGCTCTATTTAGATACAAGCGGTAATTATGTCTCACTTCACGAGGTATTACAACGGATGTCTAATAGCATTGGGGCGCTCTATGAATACAGGGCTAGCCATAGTGAGGGGCATCCAGCCTGGTGGGATACCAGAAGCTTAGTGGGACGTTTATAAGAAAGGAAACAAATGAACCAAGAAGAAATTAATCAGGCTCTTCGTTTAACGATTGAAGAGCTGACCAGAAAGCTGGCTGATGAGGTAACATCAAAGAACCTCTTAGCCATTCAATTGACTCAGAGAGAGGAAGCTTACCAAGTTCTCCTTCAGAAGAAAGAAGAATTGGAAGCTGATCTCAAAGAAGCAACTACACCATTAAAAATAGATGGAGGAAAGAAAGATGGAAGAAAAGGAATTACTACCTGATCTAAGTAGAATTACAGAACCTTTTGATTTGGTGGTAGCACTCACTTATATGCGCGAGAATGGTGAGTTCATTCGCTGCAAAAATGAGGGGGAGGATTTTTATATGTACCGAGAAGTACAAAAGCGTCCCGTGATTAAAGAAGGTCGACGTCAGTTGATGGAAGTCGAAACTGTGGGAGCTCTGACTCAGTGGGGAGCAACAGTCCCTACCATGAATTTGTCTGAGTTATTCCATAAAAACTTTTATATCATGCAGTTTGATGAAAAAGGAAATCCAGACTGGAGCGAACCACATAGAAAGGAAAATGCATCATGAAACAGTTAGTTTTTGCGAATAAAGTCTTGTTTTCCACAGTAGGAGGACTTTTAGGAAGTGTTTTTGGTGACTGGGATGGTTTTATTTTTGCCTTGATTGTCTTCATATCTATTGATTATATTAGTGGATTGATGGCAGCTGTGGTGGAGAAGAAACTGTCCAGTGAAGTAGGCTTTCGAGGTCTCTTTAAAAAGGCTGTGATTTTGATGCTGGTGGCTATTGGGCAGATTATTGATACCCACATTTTAAAACAGGGTGGTATTATCCGTACGGCTATTATTTTCTATTACTTGTCCAATGAAGGCCTCAGCATCATTGAAAATGCGGCTCGGATTGGTCTGCCGGTTCCTGATAAACTCAAGCAGACCTTGAAACAATTAAAATCGGAGGAAAAATAAGATGGCATTATTTGGAGTAGATATCAGTGAACACAATGGTTTTATTGACTTTGATCAGTTGAAGAGCAATGTTGACTTTGTCATTATCCGTTCATCTTGGGGTAGCTTTGCGGAAGACCTGCGTGCACGGCGAAATGCATCTGAATGTGAGCGGGTTGGCATTCCGTACGGATTTTACCATTATAGCTATGCTCGAAATTTGGGAGAAGCACAAGCTGAGGTCAATGCCTTTTTGAATTTTGTCCGGCAATTTCATCCTTCTATGCCGCTCTACATTGACATGGAAGATGCGGACGGTTGGAAAGCCAACAATGGAGGTGTCTCTTGGGAGACTTCTACAGCAATTTGTCAACTGTTTTGTGACAATGTAGAAGCCGCTGGTTACTGGGCTGGTGTGTATGCGAGCCTGTACTGGTTCCAGAATATGGGCGACTTATCCCGCTATACGAATTGGGTAGCTCAGTGGCAGGTAGCTACTTGTTCTGTTCCAACAGATATTTGGCAGTTTACCAGTGACGGAATTGTTGGTGGTATCAGTGGCCGAGTGGATTCCAACTATATGTATAGGGATTTACGTTCTGTTTATACCGGACAGGTACCAGAACCTCGGTCAGAAGTTCCGCAACAAGCAACAGCCCCAGTGTCGACTGGGACTTACACGGTTCAAGAGGGGGATACCCTATCAGCTATTGCGTCTCTTTATGGAACAAGTTATCAGGAATTAGCGGCAATCAATGGGATTGACAATCCTGACTTGATTTATCCGGGGCAAGTTTTGCAGGTTACGGGAAGTGCACAAGTATCCAGTACTACCACCTATACCGTTGAAAACGGAGATACGCTTTCCGCCATTGCAGCTATGTGCGGCACGAACTACCAGCACTTAGCGGCTATCAATGGAATTGAGAATCCGGATTTGATTTACCCTGGCCAAGTACTGCGGATTGAATAAGCAAACAGAGTCTGTTTGGAACCCTTCATGCAGGCTCTTTACATAGACAGCATTTCAAGTAGAAAAGTGCTTGAATGAGTGAGCTGAATACTTGATAAATTTGGCCTTTAGAGTGATATATAATAAGGAAGAAAGGAGAGTGGGATGAAGCCAGAAAAGAAACGAGTTTGTGCTTATGCGCGTGTTTCAACCATGACAGAAAAGCAACAAGATTCCCTCACCAATCAGCAAGCCTACTATAATTATTTTTTTAAAAATAAAAAAGATGTCGAGTTTGTCGGAGTTTATTATGATCAGGGGATTTCAGGAAAACTGGCCAAGCGTCCAGGCTTTCAGCAGATGTTGGAAGATTGTAGGGCAGGAAAGATTGATGTCATTCATACTAAGTCCATTTCTCGCTTTGCCAGAAACACTGAGTTATTACTTGCAGTAAGCCGGGAACTGAAAACTATTCAAGTGGATATCTTCTTTGAAGAACAAAATCTCCATACCTTATCAAACGAAGGAGAGGTCATGCTTACGGTTCTGGCTAGCTATGCAGAAGAAGAACTGCGCAACATGAGTGAGAACCAACGGTGGGCTTTTCAGAAGAAGTTCCAGCGAGGAGAGCTGGTGATTAACACTAAGCGCTTCTTAGGCTATGACAAGGATGAGAACGGTGAGTTAATCATCAATCCTGAGGAAGCTAAAATCGTCAAACGGATTTATAACCTTTATTTATCTGGTATGGGAGTTCATGTCATCGCAAAGCTATTTAATGAAGAGAAAGTTTCTACGGTAGACGGTGGGAAATGGTATTCAAGTACTATTACCAATATTCTAAAAAACGAGAAGTATAAGGGGGATGCAATTCTGCAAAAATACTATTTTGCGGAAATCAAGGCCAAGCAACGTCTAAACCAAGGTCAGGTGCAGCAGTACCTGATTACAGATAACCATGAAGCTATTGTATCCAGAGAAGATTGGGAATCCGTTCAAAAGATTTTGCGACAAAACAGTAAGAGAGACGCGCGCACAGATTACAACCGACGATATCCTTTGAGTGGCTTATTGAAATGCGAGCATTGTGGCTCTACTTTAAAACGGCAGAAGTATTACAAAGGAAAGGTTGTATGGGTCTGTAGCAAGTACATCCGAGAAGGGAAGGCCGCCTGCATCGGCATGCGCGTGCCAGACGGTGTAGTACAGGATTGGAGTATCCATGAGCCCACAGTGGTAAAGGAGGAGAACATCGGTGGCAAAAAATATTACAGTTATTCCAGCAAAGAAAACGATACAAGTCGAGCAGAAGCAACACATTCAGAAAATCCGAATGGCGGCCTACTGCCGAGTATCCACCGACCAAGACGAACAGCTATCAAGCTATGAGAACCAGGTTCGGTATTACAAAGAGTATATTCAGCAGAATCCTCTCTACGAGTTGGTTGATATTTATGCGGATGAGGGGATTTCAGGAACTAATACCAAGAAACGCACAGAGTTTAATCGGTTGATAGCTGACTGCCGGAAAGGCAAAGTAGATAGAATCATTGTGAAGTCTATCAGCCGTTTTTCTAGGAACACGCTAGACTGCTTGAAATATGTTCGGGAGTTAAAAGAACTTGGAATTGGAGTTACCTTTGAAAAGGAGAATATTGACAGCTTGGATGCAAAAGGTGAGGTGCTCTTGACCATTCTTTCTTCCTTGGCCCAAGACGAATCTCGTTCTATCTCAGAGAATGCGACATGGGGGATTCGAAAGAAGTTTGAACGGGGAGAAGTAAGGGTTAACACAACCAAGTTTGTAGGGTACGACAAGGGCGAGAATGGAAATCTTATCATCAATGAGGAGCAATCCAAGATTGTCAGACGAATCTTTCGGGATTTTTTACAAGGAGAAACACCAGAAAGTATAGCGAGAAGTCTAAAAGAAGAAGGGGTTCCAGGATGGAATGGGAAAGCTAACTGGTATCCCACTACCATTCAAAGAATGCTTCAAAATGAGAAATACATGGGAGATGCCCTCTTACAGAAAACTTATACGGTTGA